GCTCTTTTTTCTGCTTGCCAGCCCATCGTATTGGTGATCGACTCAATAGGGCTGAGATAGCCTTTCTCGAACTGCACCGCATAGTCGATGTAAGTTTCCATCTTCAATTCTTTTGGTAGACCATTTGGGCATGCGATCACATAGTCTTGCGTCGGGTTCGGGTTTTTGAGATACGCGAACTTAATCTTCTCACCGCTGGTAATCGATTGATATTTATTCGTGAGTTTCTTCTTCTTCAACATTTCGTTGTAGACCACGGAACCACGAACATGGATAGGAGTCTGGCTTTGGAACCTACCACCTACCCAATATTTCTCGATATCCTTGACACCACGAGTGAAAGCCACGTCATCAAATCCAAGAGAGGAAAACTCTGACTTGAAATTGGCCACATACTTCTGAAGATCTGATTCAGATCCACCCATGATAATCTCGAGAGACTTCTTAATGGCATCGCGGCATGCGGTCGGAGTCGAGGATCGAACCGCTTCGATGCCTGTCATCTTCAGCTTCGGCTTCTCATACTCAACTCCTTCAGAGTTCCACACATTCAAGATGTACATCTTCTTGGCTTTCCAGATACCCTTATCGGCGATGTTCTCTCGCTTCATTTGCATCTTCTGAGCATACGCGTGCATATATTCAGCAAGCTCTTGATAAGAACGATCGATGAATGGTTCGATACGTTCCTTACAGATCTTGTCGATATACTGAATCACCTTCTTGGTTTCAGGCACATCATCACCGAAGACATTCTTCACGAGGTATTCGAGAGTCACATATACCGAGTCGGTATCAGAGGCCAGTACATAGTCAAAGTTTTCTGTTTTCAACAGTTTGTTGAGATAGTCGTTGAGCTTGTTCTCGATCCAACGAATGCTGAGCTGACCAGAGGTGGTGATGGCTTCGGCATTGTTCACGTCAAACCAACGAAACCACTTGTTACCAAGAGCACCATAAGCCGAGTTCAACTGAATTTTCTTGGCCATCTGCATGTTATCAAGGCGTGCAATTTCTTTGACGAGCTTCGGATCCTTCGTCTTCTCGTATTCTTTCTTCACCTCGATCATCTGCTTCTTGTAGCGAGTACGATCGTCATACATACGATCCATAATCGATGGCAAGAAACCACGCTTATCTTTTGTATAGATACAAAGGTTGGCGGCGATAGTACAGTTCGTTTTATCAAGATAGTCACCGAACTGACTAGCGCCACCAACAAGTAGGTCGTCGATCGACACCTTATCTTTCAAGCGAGTCACAAGAGTCTCGGGCGAGATGTTGTACTGCATAATAAGGTGAGGATAAAGGGAGTTTAGATCGAACGACACAACCCATTTACTCATGCCGACCTTTGGATCTTTGACGTATCCGCCTACAAAGGCTCGGTCAGGCTTGTTCTTATCGTTAAGAGGAACCACGATATTTCGATCGAGAAGATAGTTGTGAGTGATCACGTCCCATTGTTTCACGGTCGTCATGGTATCTTCATAGTTTACTTTTGCGTCATAAGCCAGAGCATAGACCAACTCGATCAGCTTTAGCTTATCTTCGAGACGCTCGACGATTTCAACATCTCGAACGTTGTATTCGATGTAGAGTTGAAAGTTTCTTAGTCGAAGGTCATCGAGGTCGGTATAACCTTCGTCGCGATAGTCAAGCTTTCCTTCGCCGAGCTCAACTTGAGCGATGTAGTCAAGTCGATAAGATTCCTGCTCAGTGTAAGTAAACTTCCTGTAGAGCTGGATGTAATCAAGGACTGCGATCCCAGTGGGGGCATAGCAAATGCAGTCTCTTCCGCGGCTGTTAACTTTGTATTCACGAAGTATTTTCCAGGGAGAGAGGCGCTCAGCGTGATCATCTCCCAGAACTTTTCGAATCCTGTTGACAAGATATGGGATATCGAAGAACTCGATGTTCCAGCCTGTGACAACGTCAGGCGAATAGCGTGATCCGTTCCAGACTTCGAGAAAGGCGAGTAAGAGTGCAGACTCGTCTGCGCATTTGTAATATTGTACATTGTCTTGATGCTCCTGATATTCACCGCAACCAAACGTAGTCTTTCTACCATTGCGGCCGATGGTAATAGCCGTGATTTCATTGTCTGCCTTCTCGATATCAGGAAAACCGCCTTCAATGCTGGTCTCGATATCGATCGAACAAACTGAAACGAGAGCGGGATCATACTTGATCTCACCCTTATACTTGTCATAAATATACATGTAAGGCCAATCAGAGAGGCCATAGATGTTCATGCCAGCTACGTTCTCGTAACTTTGCAGAAACTCTCTCGTCTCAGACATGGAATCGAACTGCATCTTGCCGACATATTCTCCCTTCAGGTTCTTATGTTCGGTTTGTGCACTCGCCTGAACGAATAAATAAGGTTTATATTTCACAGAAAACTTGACAGGTTTGCCGTCCGATATTCCACGTACTAAAATTTGATTACGGTGACGAGTGACATTTGTGTAAAAATTCATTGGATCTCCAGTATCTGACCGCATTATTAGTTATACTCTAAAACCCAAATAAAGTACATAGCAAAAGGCGATAATAAATGAAATTAACTGAACATTTTTCTTTGGCAGAAATGATTGTTTCTCCTACTGCAAAGAAGCTTGGACTTAGTAACACTCCAACTCCAGAACATATCGAGAACATGCGTTACTGCTGCGAAAAGATTCTCGAACCAGTTCGTAATCACTTTGGCAAACCAGTTCAAATCAACTCGTCTTATCGTGCACCGTTGGTGAACAAGGCAGTCGGTGGTTCGGAGACATCACAGCACGTGAATGGCCAAGCGATCGACTTCGAAATTCCTGGCATTGACAACAAAGTTGTTGCCGATTGGATTGGAGACAACCTCGAATTTGACCAAGTGATTCTCGAGTTTTACACTAAAGGTGATAAGAATTCTGGATGGGTTCACGCTTCGATCAAGAAAGCTGGCGGTAATCGTAAGATGCGTATGATCGCTTCGAAGTCGAAGGCAGGTGGTACAGTGTATACTACCGTTGCTGACTTTGATCCATCGACGACAAAGGCAGCTGGGGCTCCTTCAATCGCCACAGCGCCAAAGCAAGCTCCTGCTCCTTCGTCTCCTTCAAATGTATCTGGTCTTGGTCCACTGGCTGCGCTCCAAACTAAATGCGGCATTACTGCCGATGGTAAATGGGGACCTGGCACATATAAGGCAGCGAGAGATTACTTCAAGCTAACTAACAACCAAGCTGCTCACTTCTTCGGTCAGTGTGCACACGAGTCAGGTGGCTTTAAGGTATTCTCCGAGAATCTGAATTACTCAGATAAGGGACTTAATGGCATCTTTAAGAAGTACTTTCCGACAATCGCATCGACTGCAGGTTATGCACGGAAGCCAGAGAAGATTGCAAACAAAGTGTATGCTAATCGGATGGGGAACGGCGCAGAAGCCTCTGGAGATGGCTGGAAGTATCGTGGTCGAGGCCCGATCCAACTGACCGGGAAAGACAACTATACAGCTTTTGCCGCTGACGTAAAACGTCCGGACGTCTTGAAGAATCCTGATCTTGTGGTTGGTGAGTTGGCTTTTGAGTCTGCATTATGGTTCTTCCGTAAAAATGGATTGCTTGCAGTTGCAGACAAAGGCGTAACAGATGCTGTGATCACTCAGATTACAAAGCGAGTGAACGGCGGTACACATGGTCTTGACGATCGTCTAAAGAAAACAAAACAATACGCCAATTGGGGATAAGTTGAAGGGGAGCTTTCGCTCCCCTTCTTTTTACTTAGTCTTACCTTCTGCCAAGAATTCGGCAGCTTGTGACGGATATTCTATATCGTTGATTTCCACTTTTTTTGGTTTCTTATGCTCAGGAATAATAGCTTCCAGAGCAACCTTAAGAATACCATTGAGAAGTGTTGCACCACGAATCTCTACATTATCTGCAAGATTGAAGGTACGAGTGAAGGGGCGCTGAGCTAAACCCTGATACAGAAACTGTGGCCACGTCCACTCACCCTTCGAATCCTGCTCTGCAGGTTCACCGGCATGTGTATTGCCCTTAATAATCAACTTGTCATCATTAATTTCGATCTCGAGATCCTGTCTAGCGAAACCAGCAACGGCTAGTTCGATAATGTACTTATTCTCGTCGACCTTCTTAATGTTGTACGGAGGATAGTTTTGGGCGAGCTTTGCAGTTTGCTCCGCAGCAGCTGCCAAACGATCGATGAGAGGATCGAATCCTACAAAGAAACGTTGAAATTCATTTACTTTCATAAATGGATTATCTTTAATCATGGCATTCCCTCTCCCTTACTTGCAACGTGTGAAGAGGGTGTAGTTGGAGTTATACTCATAGTGAGTAAGAGCTCCGTCCCGATTTTCATCAGCGTAGTTAAAGATACCACGCTTGAGCTTGCAACCGCGAGCAGTCAGTTCTTCGTATGTAAGTGTGTGGTCATGATTAACATCCAGTACAGCAAAACGGGCCTTTGGCGAAGCAAAAGCGGCCGAAGAGACGATACCGGTGGTCATGAGGGCGGCCAACAGGCCTGCGGCGATATACTTAGTCATTATATTCTCCTAATTTAGCGAGTTTAAGTTTGTCACCCATTTGGCGTGACGGTTTTATTTATCAGATAAAGTTGAACACCTGCTTCATGAAACATCTTTTTTGTGATGTCCCAACGCAAATATGGCCGATCTTCTATAGGTTCATA